TTGCTTCAGGCACTTCAATATAGCTTTCAACAAACAGATCCTTAAGAGAACCCATAAAGTCTTCAGCGATTTCAGTGCGAAGTTTAGTATCTACTGCAACCTGATTTTCCTCAACCCATGATTCAACAACATAATTAAGATAGTTATCGATCTTGGTAATAAGGTCTTCTCTGATTTCAGTAACTTCTTCAACGAGATTTTGTTCATGCTCTTCTTGCAAGCGTTCTCTCTCAGCAACGATCTTTTGAGATACAGCAGCTTCGAATAACGTAGATGCTTTTGCTTTGAAGTCTTCAGTTAGATTTGCTTCAGCCGAAATAAGAACTTCGAGATCTTCGTTCTTTGTAGTTTTTACTTTAGCTGCCGAATCAACAGACTTAATTGAATCTGTTTCATCAGATACCTTAACTGACTTAGCATCGCCTGCTGCCTTTGGTTGTGCACCAGCTTTAGATGATTTTGCAATATCTTTTGCTGTTTGTTCTGCTTCTGCTTCTGCATCTTTAACGACAACAGCATCAGTAGCATTACCACTAGCAGTGGGTGTAGGAGCAGCTTCTTTCATTTCATCTTCATCTTCTTCAGACTCTTCGTCTTCATCTTCTTCAGATTCCTTTTTAGATTTCGAAGCTTTTAGATAGCCTTCTTCCATTTCGTCTTCTTCGTCTTCTTCTTCCTCTTCAGACTCTTCGTCTTCAGATTCTTTTTTAGATGATTTAGATTCTCCTAGAAGAATGCTTTTAATTGCATCAGAATAGCTTTGATCTTCAGTAACTTCTTCGGCAGTATCCTGCACAAGCTCCTGATCTTCAAGCAAAGCTTCTTCAGTGATGTCTTCAATAATATCTTCTGACATATATTTACTTTCTTTTTAGATTAGAGATTGGAGAGGAAATCTTGCCAAACATTTTGTTGTGCCTCAGAGAGGCGACTTGAAGATGCTTTTCTGATCTCTGTCTCATAATTTTCAATTTGCTGAGGCTTTAGAAGACCATTATCCCAAACCCATTCTACACCTTCCATAATACCTTCAACGAAGGCTGATGGTGCAGAGGGATCTTGAACAATGTCAATCGTATTAAGAATGAAGTCATCCTTAACATATGATTTATTGTTTCTACTCTCAACAGTACCCATACCACGACTTGAAACACCAAGCTTAACGCCACCTTCAACGAGACCTTTCACGATTTTACCCATCGGCGTGTCAAGGATTAGTGCTTTTCCAACAACATCATTACCCTCAAATTTAAGAGATGTAATTCGATGTGAAACTTTATCAAGGTTAATCTGAGGGCCTTCGGGGTGATTCAATTCACCAACGGCGCGTCCAGTAGTAACCTGCTCCTTAACGTACTTTGCAGTTGCTTCGCTTAGTACGCTCTTAGGATAAATTCTTTTGTTGCGGTTTTCTTGCTCCGCTTGCATAAAAACGCCTTCGATAAAAACATTCTTTTCACCTTTGTCGTTTGCTTCGGTAATATATTGTACCGATTCTAAATGTTCTGTTATTAGTTTCATAAATTTCTTATGCTCTACTTAGTTTCATTCCCCGGCATTCTTATTATAGATATCGGCAGTAACACCCACTTTACGGATATCAAGAGCCTGTTGCATCTTTTCTGCCATGGCGGTATTAAACGCATGTTGGATTTCATTTTCGTCATTAGAAACGAGTGCATTAAATAATTCTTCTGTGTTTTCCATAATTCTATTTATAATATTTGCGATTTTGAGGAGTATATTTTATTTATAATATTATTTGTAGCCACGCGACCACTCTTCCGCTATTCATAGAAGCATTACCATCTGTTATTGTCTTAAAATTGATTATATCATTTTCTTGAAATACGACGTTTAAATTAGAAACATCATTCATCTGTGATTTCTTAGAATCAGAAGCAGACAACCCACTGTCTATAATGCCAGTTGCACCAGTATTAGAACCATTTTTATAGACTTGAACTACAACATCTTGAGTAGTTGTTCCACTAGCTATTTCAACATTCACTCCAACTTTCAATAATCGTGATTTAAATCCAATAGGTATGCCATGCTGTGCAGGCGTTTCATCACCATTAGCAAAGGACCATTCGTGCGCACCATCGTTGATGTCGGCAGATTCTTCAGACCAGATAGCATACACCGAACCATAAATATTGTCGTCACCAGCTACAATGTCATTAATGCCATCTCGAACGCTCGTGTAGTTCGGCTTTACGAACCGCAGTATCTTCTTCTATATTATCCAGTTTTGTTATTTTTTCGACTGATTCAACATCAATGTCTTCATCTTCTCCGTCATCTATATCATCACCTTCATTTGATATTTCCTTATCTATTCTTTCAATGTCTTCATCAGTTTGTCGAAGAATATTATTGCGAATCCACTTAGTAGAGTAGAATTTTCCGATATGATCGCTTAGCGAATCAAGCATATCAATTCGTTCTTTAAGAATTTCATTTTCTTTTAGCTCTGCAAAATAGTTGTCTTCAATAAAGTTAATAGAGATCTCTTCTGCAATTTCTTCCCAATCACTTTGGCTAATAACACCTTTTAGTATCAATTGTATACGAAGAGCTTCAACCAAAATCGTAGAAAATTTCTTACGAATACGATCAACAAACTTCTGGAACTTTACCTCATCTCTTGAAATTTCAGAAGCTCTACCTAGATTAAATGAATCTTCTGAATCAAGTCGAGTGATTGGAACATTAAGAGTTTTATATAGCTTCTTTTGAAAAAATAGGATATCGTCAATTTGACCTAAGTTTTCTCCACCTGGAAGTGTAGTAATTTCTGTACCTCTTCCTCCTTCTCTACGTGGAAGCCAAAAATCTTCTAACATAGACATATGTCTACGATCATCTTTAATATCACCAGTTTGAGCATCATAAACAAGTTTATTACGATACTTATTCATAATACCTTGAACATATTCTTCAGCTTTACCTTTTGGTAAATTACCAACATCGATATAAAAGATTCGTCTTTCTGGAGCACGTGAATAACGATACATTACCAGCGAATCTTCCATCATTCGAAGCTGATTAACTGGTTTTAAAGCTTTATGCAAATACGATACAACTCTCTTTTGAGTAGCATCTAAAAGACCTGATGTCACATTAATAATAGCTTCTTTCGAAATCTTTACTCCAGATACAGAACCTTGACTACCACTACCTACAACACCAGCACCAGATCCGCTGTAGTCTTCTGAATACACATAATACTCATTAACCACCTTTTGTATAGCTACATCTGTTTTTGTGTCTGTTATCTTTTTAACCTCCTTTATTTTCTTCATAAAGAGAGATTCGATCGGCCGCAATTCTACAATACCTCTTTTTGGATTTTTATCATCAATAATGACATGAAAGTATATACGTCCATCGACATACCATTTTCGAAACAGGTTTTCTCCTGTTTTATTAAATTTATAAAGCGATAGTACGTTATCAAATTCCTCAGCAATTTTCTTTTTAATACTATCTGGTTGTTCTAATTTATCGAGTATTAGATTAGCTGGTGCTCCGACACTTGCCGAAGCGATAGCAGCATCGACAATATCACTAATAGCCGAATCACATTCTGGTTGTTGTGCTGCTTCTCTATATTTGATTATCAGATCTCTGTCATTAGACGATGCTGTACCATCTAAATCGATATATTGCCCAAAATAACCACCAGCTGCAACTGTTGACGATACTCCGTCATCTTCTGGCTTTGGCGCAAATGATATTACATCTTTTTCTTTTTTAACTTCTTTCGAAGCTACCCTCTTATTAATCTGATATCCAAATAATTCCATATAGATTATTTATAATAAAAATCCCGCTAAGGTTTTTATGCCTTAGCGGGATAGTTCATTTATTCTTATAAGTTAGCTTGTGGTATTGGACTCCCAATACTGATAAGCAAACTCAACAGTGAATTCTTCAATTGCATCATTAGCATCGTAACTAAGATCAATCGCACTAACATTCACTGGGAATGCACCGCGGATGTCATATGTCTTTGTTACTTTACCTTGTCTGTCAAGTTGTTGAACAGTAAGATCAGCTTGATAGCGTGTAGGAGTTTTTTCTCCTTTATTATTAACATGCTCATTAATACTATTCATCCAACTTTCAAACGCACTTCTCACATTTTGTGAATCCTCGTTGTAAGCAGTAATTGTCCAATTTTCGAATGTACGGTCACCGGCAACTTTCAACTGACGACCACGGTATGGTACATCAATTTGAGCTATAACACTTGCAGGAAGCTGTGCTGCCTTACACGTGAATGCCAGTAGGTTTGTATCTAATCCAGCCCCAATTGGCGGATTATTGATAGTAACTTGAAAAAGATTAGCGCGTGCGCCTCCCCCAATAAGCTGTGATTTAAAATCATCTACGTTACTCATGATTGTTTTTTCCTTTTTTTATGTTTTAATTATTTGCCAACGATTTCACTGAAATCAACTCCGGTGCGAGTAGCGATGAAGTTAAGCGTGATAAAGTTGATTGAACGGGCTGGTTTAATATAGATGTCAGCAACAAAACGGTTAGTGTCAATCACTTCACCAGTGTTATTGGTTTCATCACATACAACTAAGAAGTCAGTAATACCACGACGACCTTTAACATCCCGTAGGAATGGTTCTGTCATATTTCTGAACATCGCGCGAGTGAATTCATCATTCAACTCGAACAGTTGATACTTAGCAGCTGTTGCAATCGCTTTTTCAAGAACGATGAATAATCTGCGAACGTTGATACGATCAAAAGCGCTTGGCTTTGCTTGTGCAGTCTTATCGCCGAAGAGCAAGATACCTTGTCCAGGGAACGATACGATCGGGTTAATACCAGCTTTGTAGAGTTCATCTCTTTCACCTTGTTTAGGATTAAACGCAAGTTTAGTAACTCCTAATAGACCACCACGGTTGTAACCAGCAGGTGAGAACCAAGGTTCTGCAAGATCATCTGTCTTAGCACAAAGACCAGCCATATGACCACAGGCAGGGATCCAAACATAATTATCAGCATACTTATTGTATACGTATAGCGCAGTTGAATCAAATACTCCGTATGAACCTTCAATACCTCTTGGCAATCCAGCGATTGAATTTATAACATTATCCAAAGGAGTATTATCAGTAGAAGCAGAAATCGGTGGTGAAACAAATGCTACTGCATCCTTACGAGTTGCAGCAACTTTTATCAAGTAATCAGAAACAGTGCTTCCACTTACTTCGTTTTGTGCAAAGAGCAAATTTACATCAACAATCTCTGGATCAGCAAGAACATCTAGACCATCATTGATATCGCCCGCAAAGCCATCGCCACCAGCATTTGTGATATCAGCTCCGCCAGAGAATACATATGCAGAAGAGTTTCCAACACTAATACCAGCAGGTTGGCGGGCAATATATACATAATTTGAATTTGCGTTAACTACATCTTGATAGTTATTATTTGAACCATCTTCTCTTTTTGCTCCAGCAGTACTTGATAGATAAGACCATTTTTCAAGTTCAGCATTTGCTACTCCAGTAATTTCTCCGTTTTTGTCATATACATATACGTGTACTTCATCTCCTTCAGGAGCTCCATCAAACTGGTCCTGAATATCCGTTGGGGTTAAACTCCATGAGAATGCATCAATAACGTATGCTTCAAGAGAATTACCAAGCTCGCCTGCATATTTTGCAAAAAGTATACCACGAAGAGCGTCCGGCGCTGGTGGATATACATATTCGAATTCTTCTTCATTTGCAATAAATGTAGCAGTTGCTTGATCATCGTCAATTTGTGTAAAAGTAAAGTTACTTCCTTCAATATTTTCAATAACTAATGGCGATGCATTTTTATCAGCAGCGATACCAATTGTTGTATTAGCTGCAATATAATCTAGGCCTTCAGCTTCAACTTGAACAGCAACAATCTTATATGTAGCATCGACAGTCAAACCAACAACTTCTGTGGTTCCATCTGCGCGATATACAGCAAGACCAGTTGTTGAAGTAGGAAATGTATCAAATAGATCAGTGTTTAATACACCACCAGCTAATGTAAAGGTTGGAGAACCAGTAACATTTGTTACAGCAACGGTAAATGCCGGTGTAGTATCATCACCGCTTGTTGTGTAAACTGTAAGAATTTCGCCATCAACGAAATCACCCGCTGGAGAAGCACCGTCAGCTGCCGATGTTAACGCAGGACT